TTTCTGAACTCAAAATATTTGAAAGTTCAGTTTCAGCATCAAGACCATGAATTGCTTTTAGGTCTTGGGCGAGTTCCATTGTGTACTCACCTTTGAGTGCGCGTGTTTTCGCTGTAACAGTTACCTTATCGATTGAGAAGGCCATTTCAGCAAAAGCATTTGCAGCCGAATCGCCAAGTGCTTCACCAAGTGCCGTAGTCATTCCACGACCAGGTAGATATGCAGTTGAACTTGAAGCGGCAGCCGCTGGGTTACCATTAGCGGTATGTGCGGATGTAGCTGCAGCGTCACCACCAGAAATACCAGAATCTGCTTCACTGAAAAGTGCTTCATCTCCGGTTTGACTAGCATAACGGGACTTCATGGCGAAAATTAAACCAGTCGGGCCTGTCATAGGTTGAACACCGCAAACATCGTATGCGATTAAGAGAGGCATACTTCTGCGAACCAAGGAAATAAGTACAGGGTCATAACCCTTAATATTTCCAGCTGTAGTACCCATTCCGGCACCAACTGCGTTCCCAGGAGCGTCCTCAAATAAAATAGTAGATCCGCCTTCTTCCATAATTGATTTTTCCTCATTCTCTAACAAAACAGCTGTTACTGCTTTCCTATAAGAATCTTTAATAGGAGGAAGATCAGGATGGTCGAGTACGGGACCCCATTTTTCTTGTAAGGTTTCAGACAAATACATTGTTATTCTCCTGTATGTATTTTAGTAAATTTAAATTTAAAAAAAATATTATCTAACATGTCTCGAAATAGCTGACATATAGTGTTCCATACCTTCTTGTATGGGTGCTTTTTCGCTTTCTTCGTCATTATTTTGTGATTCAATATCTTCGACCAGAGCAACTTTCCTATCTTCCGAAGGAAAGTAATTTTCTTTAAGAACTTCGACTTTTTGTTCGTAGTCCTCTGCGTCTTCAGCTTCAACATTTTCAGCTAATTCTGCCACTTTTTCTTTCTGGGTCTCAGTAAGGTCTTTCGTCAGTGACGATAAAACTTTTTCTTTTTTAACTTTTGTAAGTTCCGACTGAATGTCAACATTTTTACTAACTTGTTCATTCAGTTCTGATTCTAAGGATTCAACCTTATCGAATAGATCATCTACTACATCAACCTTCTCATCTGGAATTGTAATGTAGTGTTCTGTGAACAGATCTTTTAGTCCAACGAGGAATCCTTCGGTCAATTCTGAGCGAATTCCTTTTTCGATGGCTAATTGATTATCTTTTACCCATTCTTCGGAAACATAGTTGAGATAATTATCAACTTTTTCTACAATTTCTTGTATATAGGTATCAAGTTCTTCAGTTAATCGTTCTTGCATTTGCTCTTCGAGTTCTTGTTCTTTCCCGATCACAACTTGATTAACTTTAGCTTGAACAGCTGCTTCGAAAATGGTACTTGCTTTTTCTTTAAAAGCATCAGAAAGATCTTCACCTTCGGTTAACGCATCAATATCATCTTGAACGTCAAGTGGTTTAGTATCTTCTTCGTCTGTACCTTCTTGAATTGTTAGAGAACTAAGAATAGACTCATAATGCGCTGCAATCTGATCTTTTTTCAGCTTGCCTAGTCTTTCATAGACAGCTGCCATCATACCAGATTTGGTTTTTGGCATTTCATCTTCTTCTTTTACTTTAGCCATTGGTTCGCCTTTATCAGACATCTTAGCTTTTCCTTTAACGGGATTACCCATAGCAGTTCCGGAACCTTTAACTTCAGCAGGCGGTGAAACATCCGCGGCTTTTTCGCCTTTGGGTCCTTCGCCGTCTTTTCCACCTTTACCAGGTCCGGGTTGATTTTTACTGTCCTCTTGAACCTTACGTGCTTCCTGAACAAGACCTATCTCTTCCAACAATTCATCAGTCTCAGTGGCCGATAGCCCTTCTTCTTCGCATTTTGATTTAATCTGTTCAACGAGCTCTTCCCTTGCCTCGCCGTCTAATTCTAATGCTTGTTGAGCTAATGTTTCTAGTTCGTTCACACTATTGGCAAGAGTCTGCTGCTGTTCGGCAGTTTCTTGTTCAGACATTTGCATTCTCCTTTAGAATATCTTTAGAATATTTGTTACTGTTATTATTTATAACATTAAAGCCTTGACATGAACCTTTCAAAGGATGAAGCCAAGGCAGATTCATCCGGTTTTACTTTTATAAATTCTTTAACTATTTCGTCTTTAATTTCTTGAACATCTGCTTCTCTTAAAATACCATTATTCCAAATCCATTCTCTGCCTTCCATAATACCTTCTACGAAAGCCATGGGTGCAGAAGGATCAGCGACAATGTCTCCAGCTGTTGCAAGATGAAAATCACTTTGTACTATTTGGGAACCACCTAATGTTTTTAATGAACCCATTCCTCTAGAACTTACTCCTAATTTAGCACCTTCATCAATTAAATTTTTGACAATTTTACCATATGGAGTTTCCATAATTTTTGCTTTTCCAATAAAATTTGCACCATCTTGTTTGAGTTCCTTAACCATATGTGAAACTCTTTCAAGATTAATAGTAGGTCCATCTGGATGGCCTAATTCTCCAAAAGCTCTATTAGTATCTATATACTGTTTAGAATATCTATCTACCTCTTTTGACATTGTTTCTAATGGATAGACTCGTCCGTTTCTATTTTTTTGTTCTGCTTGTAAAAATACTCCTTTAATGTAGTAATTTTTTTGATCCGTAGAAGCATCCTTTTCTACAAGCATTTCAACGTCTTCCATTAGTTCGCAAATGAGTTTCATTTAATTCCTTATCTGAGGGCAACTTTGGTTAATAATACACCGGCATTTGCCGCGAAAATCCAATCTGTAGGGTCTTTTTCAACGTATATATCTGCGCCACCTGCTAAAACAAAGCTACCTTTTAAAACGCTACCTGCAGTTTCCACCGTGACTAGATAATTAGTAGTAGTGTTATTAAATGCTCTAACGCACGTTGCAGAGTTTACATCGCCACCTGCTCCGGTTTGTACCTCGGCCGGTGCTGATGCTCCTAAAGCTTTAATCATTCTCATTGTTAAATATCCTAACTTGAATTGTTATGTTTATTTATACAATTTCTTCGGTTATGATTTCGTATTTTTAATATCAAACAAATTAGAATTAAAATCTTTTTTTAATTCCATTATGCGGTCCGAAGTTTTATCTTTTAAAACATCTAGTGCTCTGTCACGAGCTTTGTATTCTCTTCCGCATAGTATATCGTCAATCATATCCGCTATAGTTTCTCTACCTCTATTTTCCAACACTTTTCCTTCTAGGTAGGCTATATAATTTTCCACCTGTAAGCATTTCCGGTTTAACTTCTTCAGGTTGTCCTGGTTCTGCAGGAGGCGGCATTTGTTGTCCGGGCTGCACATTAATCTGATTTGCTGGAGCAGCAGCCGGATCGACAGGTACTTGTGGAGCAACTGGCACATCAGCAGCATCCTGCTCGGCCTCTTTAGCTTCTTTTTCTATTTCTTTTTCTATTTTCTGTTGCTCATCTGGTGTATGTCTTAATATGTTATCTTTAACGTATTGTTTAGATATATATGTTCCTACTAATTCTTCAACATCCCTCATCATATTATATCTATCTGTCTGTAATTCTTGCGATTTTAATTCAGCAAAATGATTATCCAATGCATAATTAAATCTGATGGATTCTCTTAATTTATTCCATTCTGATGTATGAATAACATTTTTAAGAATTAATTGTTTTTCTAGGCATTGATAAAATAAATGAGAAAATCTTATTCTAATTCTATCAATAAATCTTGAAAATTTTAATTCGTCTCTACTAATTTCAGATGCTCTGCCTAATACAAAAGGAGTATCTGCTTCCAATCGCGACAAGGGAACATTTAATGATTGATATAATTTCCTTCTGAAATAATCAACATCTTCCATTTCACCTAGATTTTGACCGCCAGGTAAAGTAGTTATTTCTGTTCCTCTTCCTCCTTCTCTCCGAGGAAGCCAATAATCTTCTAACATCGATTGATGTCGTCTATCATCTTTTATATCACCTGTGGCGGCATCATAAACTAATTTATTTTTATACCGTGTCATAATATCTTTGAGATATTGTTCGGCTTTCATTTTAGGTAAATTACCTACATCAATATAAAAAATTCTTCGTTCTGGTGCTCTTGCAATTCTATAAATTACAACTGCATCTTCTAACATTCTTAATTGATTTAATCCTTTAATAGCTTTATGCAAATGAGAAATAACATATTTTTTATCTTTAGTCATTACTCCTGAATGAGCCATTATAACAGAATCTGGGGCTACTTTAACACCTAATTGACTTGGAGTCAATAAACCCTTATCATTAAATAGATAATATTCATGAAATTTTGGTAATTTAAAGACACTAGGTGATTGTCTAGGATCTGGTTTTATTTCTCTAACCTTTTTAATTTTAAGAGAATCTATTAATCTAAGCTCTTTTATTCCTTGTTGAGGCTCTTTAGGATCAATCATTACATGATAATATACCCTACCTTCAATATACCATCTTTTAAAAATATCATATGCTTGATTATTAAAATCGAGCATTTTTAAAATGATATCAAATTCTTCATCAATTCGATTTTGTAGACCTTTAGATAAATCCGTTTTTGTTAAATCTAATTCTACTGGATTTCTGTTTTGATTTGTGATGATAGCTTCTTGAATGATATTTTCAACAGCCATATCACATTCGGGGTGTTCGGCCATTTCCCTATATTTCATGATAAGATCTGATTCAGTTTTAGCAGTTGCTTCTAAATCTAAATAGGTAGAGAATGCACCTCCGGCAGAGGTGGCTTCAACTGCGCCTTCTTCATTTTCGGGAAATGCCAGAGCTGGGATGTCTGGCTTTGTATCTCTCTCAATATTAAATCCAAATAACTTCATGATATATTTTTTAATTTAAGATTAAGCGTTTTTGTCGATTTTTGCTTGAGCGTGAAGATAGTAATCATATTGCCAATCTATTGTAAATTCCTGAATAGTATTAACGCTGTCCCAATTTAAATCAATTGCGGATACGTTAGATGGCCAAGCATTATGAAAATCCCATTTCTGGTCGAGCTTGCCATCTTTCTTATACATTTCTAATGACACCGTGCAGGTATAGGAAGACCGAGTACCAAATAAGCCGCTAGCGGCTTTATTAGACTTAGCACCGTTAAACTTTTCGAACCACGTGTACATGCCCTTATAAATTTTTAAATCTTCATCGTTTACAACAATTGTAGTTAATGGAGCAAATTCTCTACTTTCTCCTGCAATTTTTACATTTCTACCAAAATATGGAACCTCGAGAGCCGTAATCGTAGAGCCGGGTATATTTGAGGCTTTACATAAAAATGGAAAAGCGGTATCCAGACCGGATATTCCTGACGCTGCTGTTTTGCACCACATTAAATTAGTACGAGCGCCACCGTTTTTTAGTGCGCCAATAAATGATGTGGTATCAAATTTTGCTGCCATTTTTCTTCCTTTTCTTGAATTACTTCATTGTCCAATAATCATAAGACCATGTCACAGCATATTCCATTATAGCATCATTGGGTTCCCAATTAACATCAATTTGATCTAAAGAAGTTGGAAAAATATTATAAAATGTCCACGTGCCGAGCGTTCCACCGGCTTTTCCCAAAGACTGGAGTGACATATCTGTGGAATATCTCTGAGTACCCAATTTGTTTTCAAATTTCTTGCTTCTTAAATTCCCAAAATGAGAATTTATTTTATGCATCCAATTTTCGACTTTGTTCCGAAGTCCATAGTCTTCATCATTTAAAATAGTAGTTGTTAAATCTTCAAATACTCTGACTCCGGGTATTTTTACTCCGCGGCCCATATAATTAACGTTTACTACTCCTGCGGAAGTAGCAGGAATTTGGATTCCTTTGCACATAAAAGAAAAGGTTGATGCCTCTGGAGCCCCTGCTTTAGGAGCGTCGCCCAGAAGCGAAAAGCTAGCCTGAAACAGAGATGATCTTGCGCCACCTCCTGCTAATTTTGTTATTATACTATCTGTGCCGTCTACTACAAATCCTGGCATTTTCTCTTCCTTCGTATATTAATTATAATTTATATTATTTATACGATAATTTATATTATTTATACTGCGTTTACAACTTCTTCAAATTCAACGCCACTTCTCACGGCAACGAAATTCAGCAATACAAAGTTAATACTTTTAGTTGGTTTAACAAAAATACTACCAATAAATTCATTTCTATCAATAACCTCTTGAGTATTATTAGATTCGTCACAAACTACTGCAAAATCTGTTATGCCTCCCCTTCCCTGAATATCTCTAAGGAAAGGTTCTACTGAAGAAGTAAAATTAGATCTGGTAAAATCATCGTTAAATTCAAACATTGAAAATCTAGCAAAATTTGCAATTGATTTTTCTAATGTGATAAAAAGCCTTCTAACGTTAATTCTATCAAATGCTGATGGTTTAGATAATAGAGTTTTATCACCAAATAACAATGTTCCTTGTCCTGCAAAAGAAACAACCGGATTTACACCATTTTTATAAAGTAAATCTCTTTGTGTTTTATTTGGATTCCATGCTAACCTAGCAACATTTTTAACTGCGCCTCTATTGAACCCTGCTGGTGAGAAGAAAAAATCTCTATCAACAGTAGTTCGTACAACTAATCCTGCAACATCTGGATTCAATGGAATATATCTGAAAGTATCGTTATATTTGTCGTATTGGTATTTCCAACCACAATCTATAACTGAATAAGATGAACTTGGCAATAAATTTCTAAAATCATTAACTGCATCTACTTCATTTCCTTCATTATTAACAACATCGGATTGTTCTGGTGAAGCGAAAACCATACAATCTTTGCGCACTTCTGCAATATTACTAATAAGATATGAATTAATAACTGCAGAAACTGATCCAGTTATGATCAAAGAAACATCAACATCTTCTGACGATTTAAATTTATCATATCC